TGCTAGACCACTTGAACAAATTCCTACATTATAGTCACCTGGTACTACCTTAACATTTTCCATCTTAAAGATCATTCTAAATGTTAGGGTGGTTGTTCCTAACTGGACTCTGTAATTATCAGCCGTCGGATTTTTAGAATCAATTGCTTCTAGATAGAGATGATCATTCTCACCTGTAATTGCCAATTCAGGTAATTGTAATACTTGCATTGCTTTCAATACATTTTGTAAGTCGTCTGCCGTTAGATCAAATGTTACTTCTGGTGTTGGTACACCTGTCTCTAACCACTCAATTAATTTGTCGCTTGGTGAAACGATAGTTCTTGGATCTGCAAACGTGTAATTAACTTTTTGTTTACCAGACTTGATAGTCATTGAGCTATCACCAATATCTAGGGAAGGGGAATCAAATAATGAAACAACTCCTAGGAAACGTGATAGTTCATAAATTGCAAATGACGAAGGTACTTCTTCACTTATAACAGCCCGTGCCATTGTTGTTTTACTAGGGGACACTGTTGTAAGTGTTTTCCCCTTAGTAAACAACAAAGATGGGTTGATAGTAGAAAAGTTCTTCAGAATTTGAACAGTTCTATTATCTAATCTCATTTTTTCTTTGTACCTTTTCCGCCAATTTTAGCCACATCTGCTGTTGCTGATGCACCAATAGTTGCTAGGTCAATCAAACTACCGCCAAATACATAACTACCTACGTGTTGTAAACGCATCCATGGGCAGAACCAAACTTTCATACCAGCTTTCTGAGCATGGTAACAGAAGTTGTAATCTTCTGATAGGTAACGCTTAGATTCTGGATCAATGATACAATCAAAGTATGCCAAGATTTCACGGCTACCATCAAAGTGTTCTGTACGTACATGATCAGGCTTATAGCTTTGCTCAGGATATGCTTCTTTGTACTTGTCTAAAGCACTACGACGAATCATCATGAACCCTGTGCCAATTTCTGATACTTCTACTGGTTCACCTAAAGGAATTTCACCACTAGAACCCTTTGGATTGAATACATAGTCACCTACATATTTCTCTAAGTTGTTAGGATCTTCGTCCGCAACACCTTTATCTACTGCTAGCTTAATCTTTTCCCATGAAATACATTTCTTAGGATATGGACCACCCATGATTTCATATTCGCTCTCGTCAGTCATCATTGCTAATAGCGCAAGGATGTCTTGTGGATTGAAACCAATATCACTATCAATGAACATCAAATGAGTAGCATCAGAACGCATGAACTCATCTACGCAATAGTTACGAGCACGTGTAATTAACGACTCATTGAAAAGGTAGTACAATTGCAAAGGAATGTTATACTTTGCACAGATTGCTGAAAGGTCAGCGATAGAACGTGTATACATCCCAGCACATTGACCACCATACATCGGGGTTGCTACGAATAGCTTTTTCTTTTGTAGCTCTTCAATTGCAATTTGAATTTCCATATTATCTCCAGTTATTGATACTTTTTGTCGTGCTCTTTGTTAATTCCATAATCACCATCATATAAACTCAATGACTCTGCATTGAAGCTTAGATACTGACCAATTCTCGTGCCTTGCTTAATACGTGCTACATCAATAGTTACATGCAATACACCTGCCATTGTACCAACATAACCAGTATCATATAACCCACTAGTTAAGAAACATCCGTTACGGTTCAATGTTGATCGAGTAATAACCCAACCAGCTTCATCTTCCCCAACACTGATAACGTTTTCCATTATAACTTCATAGTGACCTGGCTCAAGGTAATAGTAACCTTGATCGTCTACAGGCAATTCAACCGAACCACGATGTTTCTTATGGTCGTTTGAAATCTCGAATGTATTTTGATTAATCTTAAAGATCTTTGCTACTCGCAAATCAACAGCATTAGGTTGACTATCCCCATCCTGGACCCTTGTAAGGGTCGAACGAGAATCAGGTCCTAAAATATGTTTCATATTATACTCCCATCTCTTTCAATAATTCAATTGTTAATTTAGTATCTGTATGGAGGATTGCCTTACCACCTGCGGCCACAAATGGGTTAACGCATGCTAGCGAGTCATCTATCAATAGAGAGTCTGGTGTAGCATACTCAGCTTTGCCTGCTTTAGATAATGTGTATATTCTTAGCAAACCACCTAAACCATGCTTCTTCAACCAATGGTCTTTATGATCACATACTAGCCCATAATTAGCTTTGCCTGCACAAGATAGTATACACACTTTTACTCCGCTAGACAACAAGTAGTCTACGAGATCTCGACTGCCTTCGTAAAATAGAATATCTTTAAACATCCCATCATGCACTGCCGCTGGCCAGTTAATCTTATGGTCAGGGTCGTTCCTAGGTATTACTCCATACCTTTTAAAATAATATGCGTTGAGGTCAGCAATGACCCCATCCATATCAAGATAAACTGTCTTTATCATTATTCTTCTCCAGAAAGGCAAAATGCATCAACAGAATCACATAGTGTACTGTCTTAAGCAAATCCTTTCTATTCTTTCCATCTTTCTTACCAAATCGCATTAGATACTTAATAGCATTATCGCGCAATGATGATTCTACATCACCAAGAGCATCCCAGACATCGATTGTTTGAATCTGATTAGCTCCAACATAATGTTGACTATATGTTTTACCAATATACTCAGAAATTTCTGCTATGATTTGTTCTTCATTATACTTCATTATTTAAAAACTTCCTCACTAAAATATCAATATAAGTTTTGTTAAGATTGGCATACAATACGTTTGATGGGTCATCCGTTTTAAACTTGAAGTCTACTTCCTTCTCAAACTTACCATTAACTAATCCCGTTGGTGTTTGATCAAAGGCTACTCCATTTAATCCTGCCCAGATTGCTGCTGAACTATCCCAAGTATTGATATAGTCTTTAAATGGGTTCATTAAGATGATTTCGTTAGGACCATCAACCATTCCAAGCATATGAATCTTCTGACCATTAGCTTTAATCTTATCTAGAATACCACGATGCTTTAATGCATACATGAACACTGTACGACTGACGAATCGTTGCAATTTATTATCACGTTCTACACCATAAGCGTTTGGAACGGCTAGGATACTGACCCCAATATAGTCTACAATCTCAGGATGATCAGCTGCCCACTCAAACCCTTTCATTAGGTCTTCGTAGTCGCCAATTTTAGATTGAGGACAAAAGAACGTACCAAAGCCATTATCCTTGAAATCCTTATATAACTCAACAGCTGCACGCATTGTTACTTCTGCTGGTTGATCAGGATAGTCCGACATAACAATATAATTTGCACCAACCTTCTTACCCATCTCAATTAATTGAGCTGATGGATACATTGGACGGCCTTCTTTATACATCTCAAAAGCTGAGTTGTCAAGAATTTTAATACCGCCATTAGTATTCCTATAGAACTGGGTATACTTCTCGTCTGACTCGACAAGATGTGCTAAGATTAAGTATGTTGGATCATCTTTAGTAAGATGTAGATACTCCGTTGGAGCGATGTGACAAAACGATGCAGCCATTATATAATTCTTTCTCAGTATTGTTTTTTGTATTCAATGTATGAACCATTCTCACCATCTTCACTTATTTCGATGAGAACATTCCTACTAGGATATTTAGTAATGATTTGTGTCCAAAGATCATTTGACATCATTTCACACGATTTAAAATTTAAATCAAGTGTCTGATCATTATAAAGACTTTCTAACCAACGCTTGAATTGGATAAACTCAATATCACGGTTATCATGTGACACAGAGATTGCTACCTTAAAATGGAAGATATGGCGATGAGGATATGCAAGGAAACTCACATCATCTAGCTCAGGAATCTTTCCTGCTTCAGGGTAACGGTGGATACCTTCTTTACGAAAGGTTACCCATATGTACTTCTCTATTGCTGTTGTATACGTTGTCGTATTCATTTTAATATCTTCCATAAGCTATACTTGATGCGACCGGATCCATATCCACATTAAATTCTGGTTTAAATGCTCTGATCAATTTGCCCTCAAGCGTTTCAATTTGACGTAATGTGCACTTATCATATTGTGCTAACACTCTAAACTCTGCGTTAATATACTTTTCATTGTCAGTCAAGTTTTTTCTAAACTTTGTCTCACTATAGTTCTTTTCTTTCCAATTCCTATGATTATATTCTAGCGTATTCATAGGTAAGTGGGTCGAACCAATATAAATCAAAATATTATTAAGAAATACCCCATATACTATTCTAGTTATTAGGTCTTGTACATTAACAGCCATAATATAAAGAACTCCTTATCGATTGGTGCCAAGCCTTGCAATATTCAAAAACTCACGACGTACTTCTGATTCAGGTTCTGCAAATAAACCACGTGTTGATAAGGTCACTGTAGATGAACCTGTATCTTGGATACCACGAGATTTAACGCAATAGTGCTGAGCATCAATATAAACTGCTACATCTGATGTCTCTGTAATAAAGCTAATTGCTTCACAGATCTGTTCTGTCAATCGCTCTTGCACTTGTGGACGTTTAGCAAAGAATTCTACGATACGGTTTAGCTTAGATAAACCTAACACCTTTGTATGTGGAATATATGCTACCGTTGCAAAGCCATCAATCACTACGAAGTGATGCTCACAATTAGATTGAACATTGACATTACGTTCTAACACAAATGAATGTTTGTAGTCCATTTTGTTATCAATTGTCGTACACTTAGGGAACTTCTCATAGTTAAGACCCCAGAAGATCTCATTGACATACATCTTAGCTACACGGTTAGGGGTATCTTCTAATGAGTCGTCTGTGATATCTAACCCAAGAGTCTCCATGATTGCTCTAAAGTGTGGTACAATCAGTGCAATCTTTTCATCTGCTGGCGCATTGACTAAATCAGTGATTGGTGTTTCTAGACCTTTAGATACAAGGTGTTCATGAACTGCTAAGCCTAACGCAGCATTATTTTTACTTATTGGATGTGACATTTATTCTCCTCTATAACTTGAACGTGACTTAGGTGTTTCATACCAATCGACTTGGCTTACTCTAATGTTCAGCTTTTGCATTTTATAGCTAGCAACATCATACACCCACTTTGATAAATTCTCTGACGTTGGAACAAAGTCTACAATGAAATATCCTTCTAAGACCTCATAATCTGGTGTAGATAATAGATGCTCCACACTTGACAAATCTAATACTTTACCAGCTATGAAATTTGTACCTGGAACTACTACATTCTTAAACTTAGGTGTAATATTACCTGTTAGATCTTTCCATACATTATCCACTAAATGGCCAAACATTGGATCCTTAGCATCAAGAATAAAACGATGGTCCATGTATGTGTCTAAGAAGTTTTTCAGCCAACCTAGATGTTTAAAGTCTGTTACCATACCTCGCTCTAGTGATTCACCTTCTAAGAATACATGCACAAGACCTTCATGGCCATGTAGATGACGGCACTTGCATGCGTAATCACCATATTCACAAAACTCTTTTTCTAGCTGTTGACTCCATACACGATGGCCATAGCAAAAGCTAAACTGCTTATCAATTACCCAACTACTCATAAACGCTCCCATGGAAATAGTATCCAATTATCTGATAGGATTAATTCCCCAAAATAATCAGACGGATACTTTGTTGTATGTCTTTGAAGAACAGTTGCTTTAACTAATCTTCCTTTACTGTCACTAGTATACTCCCAATCATTAATTAGGTCAAGGAAAGTTTTACCTGTGTCATTAATATCATCAATCAGTAGTATATTCTTACCTTGCAATAGGTCGGCCACTATTTGATAGTTGTGTTCTTGCTTTGCAAAATCTCTTGTCGACCATGTAATAGGAACAAGCGGTAACTTCAAAAGGTGGCTTGCAATTACTGCTGGAACCAACCCACCTCTACTTACTCCTACAATATAATCAAACTTGATATGGTTTACTTCATTGACAATTTTCTTTACTAAATCATTAACTTTAGCATACGTTAATTTAATTTTATCGCTCATTAAGTCCCCCAAGCATTGCGCCAAATATCTACTTGAAGTCTAGGTGAATACTTCCATCCTTTGCTCAATGCCAATTCAGCTACTTGTTTGGTGTTTAAATTATAAACATCTGCTGTTCCACCAATTGGCATGATGTATACATCACCCATGAACCCAGCTGCTCTATACTCTGCTACCGCGCGTTCAGCATCAGCCACATCTTGCTCTGTTGCTACTACAAACTTGAGATAGGTATGCCCAAAGTATTCATACTCTTTGACTACTTGTGGTTTAATTGCATCTTCCCATTTCTCACCTGAGCACGGTAACTTTGCTGAGACTGAGAACGTGATATCTCTACCAAAGATATCCTCTC